CCGGATCTTAGGTAAAATTCAGTGTTGTTGGGCGGATGCCCTAGGACACTGTTCTTTTACTCAGCACCACTCGGTAGTGGCACCGTTTAAACTTAATGCTCTTTGCTGCTTAGATTTGTCTTCTACAGTAGCGATCAGCTGACGAAGCCGCTTACCACTGATTTTTGATCGATAGTTCTTTGATGGATTGGGTAGTTTCACCCACCTCAAAGCTGTGCTGTCAGCTGGGTTCTCCCAGCGGTCGGACACGATCTCATCCACAAAATCAACTAGTGCATCATTAAGCATGTTCTTATGGAACAAAGTGTAAATAGATTTGCTAACTATTTCACTGCCATCGGTCAAAATGGCTGCTGCACGTGCGTGCGCCTGACGAAGCGTATCCCAATAATATGGGTAACAACTCGTTACTGGTCTATCATTCTTGGATAACCCAAGATAATAGAAGGTCCAGGTCTGACGTTTTACGTTGAACTTGGGATCCACAAAACCTTTATACCACTCAGTTGCAATGCTAAGTCTTTTAACCTTGTTAGGGATGCAAATCAATGCATCAGACTTTTGTGACAGTACAGTAAAGTGTTGTTTAGGTTTTTCACATCGTATCCCGGAATAATCCGGAAAGGAAGGTGGCACTCGTAATAGGTGACCAGTCGCGCCTAAGACTTCACGTTCTAAGTAATGCAACGTGATAGGTATCTCTGATCTATCCCATTTTCTGAGTAAAGAATTTATCAATTGGTAAATAAAGCTCGAAAACGGTAAAGCAGCGGTGCCCTTCGGTACAGTGTCCGGAGATACCGGACGTACGTCTATCCCATGGTAGTAGTCACTACCGCAAGATTCCCTAAAGTACTCAGTTGTATATGTTTTGTCCTGGTTAAGCGTCAAGCCTAAATCAGGAAATACTACAGATACATAACTATGTATCCTCCTAGGATATATTAAATCATCCCCATATACGGACACGAGTCCTTTTGTAAGGGTGAGCTCTTTTATGGCAGTAAGGAGTCCATAAAAGACCAAAGTCTCAAGCGGAAACGTAAAACCTATACCCATACCACAAAACGTCGGAGTCTGATGTATTGACCCGTCAGTTAGCTGGATGGTGCGTATTTGGCCGAGCTTTAGTGCTCTAAGCCAGGATCTAGGAATTAGATACATTAACAGATTCAGTGTTATAGAATCACTAGCTGCTGATAAATCCGCAGTTACATGTGTTCGTGTACGGCTGAATCTCCTGGCATAAATACCGTGCTTATGTTGCAGCACTTTTATATTTAAACCGGCATCTTTTAAACGCGAAGTTATCATCATACCCAAACCATAGGAATGAAATGCTCCTATAGTTGTGTTTTTGGTGATACTGCGCAAAGATTTATAAGACTTTGGGACATTAGTATTAGTCAGGTGTTTACATATCTTGTACAATGGCTTACCCTTAGGTTTTGCCTGTTGCACAACTTTGTTAAGGATTTGATCCTTAACGAGCAAGTTTTTAAACCAGCTGATATGTTCCGAAGACGCTTCAAAAGGTGCACGTACTTTCAAGTCTAAATACGACTTTGAGTACGGGCTACCAACCGACGCTCTCTTTCCAAACCGGCATAAGTCTAGGTGTTCTTCCTCGTCATAGCTGCCCAGAATTTTGGTTATTATCTGGCGGGCGTGTTGGAGGACCATTTTCGTTGCATACCGCAATTCAAATGGCTTAGATAGACGCGCGATGTTATCCAGCTGACCTTGTAAGGCCTTCTGTTGTAACTCAGCGTCATCAAACCTATCATTTTCAAACCGGTACCGCTTTAAGAAGTTTTCAAGTTGGTACTCACATTTTAAGTGATACGCTGGTAAACCAGTTCGTAACGGCCACGTATAGTCTCTAAACTCAGAAATCGAGTTTTTTAATAAGAGATTTTTCGGCGTTACGCCAACCTTAAACCCTAAATTGGATGAGAAATCCTGACAAAGCGTTAGCCATGTATTCTTCATGACAACATCCGACTTCTTCGAATTACGCTTACTCTGTGTGCTACAATTTTCCTGATTTGACATGGTTCTCCATGGTCCTCTAGTAAATTGGGTTCATTATCGTTCCATCAGTTAACAGGCTTCCAAGAATTTCGTATGCCGCTATCAGACCGACGTAAAACGCCGCTGTAACAGCATACTTCAAGAAGAGCCACACGTTAAGCTGTGCTTCCAGATGCCCACAACGCAGCAAAATCCGAATCCGCGAGGATTTGGGCTCCCAAGACATTTAAGTCAAGACGAGCTGCTGCTGTGTTCTCTGGATGCGACTCGCGCTCAATGCGCATGAGTTCGAACGACGTGGCACCGGACGCAAGGATAATCGGTACTTTTATAACAGCACTGATTTTACCCTTAGAGTAAACGCCAAGCGAATTAAGAGAAGGTCTTTTAACCTTAACTGTGATCGATGGTTGCACACGAAAATCTGTGACTGCTGCATCTATCAGGTGGAGACCATTAGTAATAGTCTGCCCGTCGGTAGTAAAAGTGCACGCACTTCCACCAGTTGCGGATACTGTAGCTCCGCTGTTGATTATGGCTCCATTTAGAGGCATAAAAACTCCTTTATACTTTTTGATATGTTCCTTGTAACGGCTTTGGGTCTGCACCAAGCTTATTAGGCCTACGTACAGGTTTTTGCGTCCGGAACATATTGATTATGCCAGGGAGAAAGTTCCATGACAAAGTTAAAGCATCGACTTGTCTTTTCCAAGACAGGGCTCTGCCTGTAAATCCCGGCGATGTCGGGAGTGGGGGGTTAAACGTGCGAATAAGTTCTACAGTTTTTACACTATATCCGTTTTTCGCGAAATCCTCTGTCGAGAAGTTGCACAACGTAGATATCATATGCCTTTCGGCTGTTTTCTTATATGACATCTGTGTGTCCAAAATCCTTATCGTCGGATGAGGTGCTATGGCTTTTAACCAGTCACCAACGTTAACTGCCCAATCAGCTACAAATGACAGTGGCATCAATTCATACGCAAGTGACGGCCATTGCGTAGGCGATAAGCCTAGTTCTTCTAACGCAATAGCATCTTTCATATGCAGTTTGTCTACGTAATATATAATTACAGTGACCTTATGCTTATGTTGATTTGTCCCGCTTGCACTCAGGGTACTTGCGTACCCATAAGTTCCTGTCACATTCCTCACCACGGCTTCGCCGAGGTGGCGTTCGGTCGCCCTTACACTATGTATCTTGCGTTCCCATTCCCATAGCCTATTATCGGCTATTTTAATGAGACCGCGCGCATCGTAAACCAGGGGCATAATACCATATCGGTATTGGAGCCATTGATCGGATACCGCGTTTAACAATTTACGATAGTATTTACCGGTGTCGCGAGTTGATTGAGTTCGCTTCTTAGCTTGCTCTACCATCTCATCACCGAGTTTGACCACTGAAGAAAGAGGTGCTTTTAGCATACGGAGTGTTTCCCGTATTGTTCCTGCATTCTCTCCGCCACCAACCTCCATACGGTTCAGCTTCGCATAAGCGCGAATCGTTGCCGCATTTACTGCCGGTTGGTAGTTTGGTTCCTCAATACCCGAGTTGTTTCCCGCTAATGTTGCGAAGGCGTCATAGAGAGTATTCTCTGGACAACCTTGTAGCAACTGGGATCCTAATTGGATATTGACGTTCCTCGATTTAACATACGTTTTCCGCATCGTGACTGCAGTCAATTTTCGAGTTCGTCCTATATCATCACTGATAATATGGACTAGATCCTGGTTGATTGTGTGTCGTGAGCGCGATACAACGGCTCCATTTTGTACATACATCCTTGGCGGAGTCTTCCGCAAGTCGTATTGTACCAAAGGACGTGTACGCGCATCTGTAAAGATGCGAATTGTCATGTTAAATCCTCCAGCTTAATTGCTGATTAGAGAACCCCAC